AAGGTTTCAGATTCGGCATTTGTCATATTCCATTGAAAAATGGCATCTGTTCTCACGGGATTTTGTTCCATGTAGTATTTACCGATTGATAGTCAAGACCTTCCCATCTTACAGAAAAAATTCAATGCGCCAAGCCCATTTTTCTGTAAGAGGTATTGCAGTAAGTAAAGAAATATGCTAAACTTCCTGATAACTGAAATACACAGGTAAGGAGAAACCAATTCTCCCTCAGAATTTTCTCTGGCTAAGGTAAACGCCTAGATTGAGTTTTGATGTAAAAAACCATGGGAGCCGGGTAGGTCTTACTGGCAACCTGCACAAGACGAAGGATCTTGTGTTGTCTCGGGCCGAGGTGTGCCTTAAATCCCTCACCACTGATGCTATGGATTGTTGTGTGGCTTAAAAAGCGACTTGGTGGTAGTCACAACAAGGGATTAGGTTAGCAGGCCATATATTCGAAGTTTACCATTGACGCAGCCGGGAGAGGGTTGTGATCAAGTGCATCTTAGGTATTTTTTGTACCTTTCGATGTTCAAGGTAAATGCTGCGCTTCGAGTCACCCCTTATTACTTTTTGACTTAAAGTTGTAGTAATTACTTTTACTTAGATCATTAACCATAGCATCCCTTATGCGCCGACATTTCGACAAAGGTTTTTTGGAAAGAGAGATAGGCGCATTTGAGTGTTTCGGTTAGTATCGGGACATGAACATGTACGACACATCATGGCAATTAGCGGATCTCCTCGAAGGTCAAAAATCGATCTTCATGAGGACCGAGCCAGAGGTGCCGGATTTTACAGATCGTTCATCATTTAGGATTTTGGTGTGGAGCTTGAAACAAAAGTTAGAAATCGAAGTAGACTCAAATAACATTGCATCTGTGATGAGTTTATTTAACGGAACTCTCTTTAACAAAGATCGAGTTGACCGTCTTTATGTTTGGGGCATAAAATCTCTTTACACATATCTCAGGGCATTCAATCCAAAATTTGTAAAGCCGACTGTGAACATCCTTGATCTCAAGATCATAGAAAGTTTTCAGGGAGTAAGAAAAAATCGCCCAGAAAATGCAGTTGAGGCCATAAATAGGATGAAGCTTGCAGTCCAGCACAAAAACTGGCAGAAGCTTTACACGACGATTCACTTACCGTTGGCTCTCCGGGTACTACCCGCAATAGAGACAACTCCATTACTTGATGAAATATCAAGGAAACCTGTATATCCTTACTATGAAATCGAAGGACAGACAAATGGGCGTTTGAATTGTCTTAAGAAATATTCCAATAGTTATCTGCCCCACAACATGGGACCAGATGTAAGAGAATCATTGAAACCAAAAGGGGACGATAAGCGTCTTTGTACTGCTGACTTTAAGTCATGTGAAGTTGCGGTTTTACAATGGTTGTCTGGAGATGAACAAATTAAGAAAATCTTAGACTCTGGTGAAGACCTTCACCGAGCAATTTATGAAATTGTCACTGGAGATAAATGTGACACAGATAAGAAAAGAAACATATCAAAGAAGATGTTCCTTCCGGTGATGTATGGATGCGGACCTAAAGGACTCGCTGCAAACCTCGACGTGGGTGCGTCCGTAGGGGCAGAGTTATTCCAAAGGATTAGAAGCAACTTCCCTACGGCCACTCATTTTATGCTTGAAAAACAAAGAGATGCAAAGCATGGAGTGGTTACAGATTACTTTGGTAGACCAAGAAAATTCCCAGAAGGAGAAGCCTACCGATTCAGAAATACATTCGTGCAAGCCGTGGCCGCAACCGTCTGTCAGGAAAAGCTAATTGCTTTATGGAAATCCCTTGACGGTGAGACGGCACGGCTTGCTTTTTCTATACATGATGGCTACGGAATCGTTTGTGATATCCCCACTGCCAAACAAACATATCAAACAGTAAAAGATACCTTGGAAAGCGAATCGGTGCTGTGCCCCGGTTTGTCTATGAAAGTGGCAATTAAGTTCGGGCTTAAGTTGTCGAATATGATAACATTATGGAAATGACCCCTTTCAGGAGGAAAATTGAAAAAATTGAAAAAGAAGAAAACCTTAGAAACAATTGTAAGCAAGTTTCCAATCACGGAAGAAGAGTATGCTGTTTTGGATAAGAAGTTTGGAAATTTGGCCCACTATGCTGCGTGGCAACTGAAGAAGAAAAATTCACAGAACAATCACACCAACGACCCAGATGATGATGTTCAGGAGATGCGAATAGCTTTAATGAGAGCAGGAAGCTATTACAAAAGGCAAACTTACATTGAAGCTTGCTTTGAAGCCATGAACAATCACGCTAAAGAAAAGTTCATTAAGAAGCTTCTTACAGAGCTTGAACAACTTTGGATTGATCGCCGTCGTCATGGTGCTAACCGTCAAAAATTTGGCGAGTTTCAAGAAGTTATCTTAGACCGGCTGGTCAAGAAGCATGTCCCCAAAAAAGATCGACCTGATCGATCAGCGAGTCTCAGATTCGATGTTAAGTTTTGTACTTATGCAAAACAAATTTTGTGGAACAGCCAGAAGAGTTTAGGAAAGAAGATAACTCGTGAGAAAAGTTGGCGAACTGGTCTTGTTAGTTTAAGTGAATTCGATTACCTTGGAGTAGCTGTGTAGTATGCACGGCGACATTTTTGCACCAGCCCCGTATAGCACTTGTTATACGGGGCTTTTTCTTTAAGACCAAAAGTTTCTTATTCTTGACCTTGGCACAATCTGTAATTATCTGTAAGATCATTTCTCCAACCAGATTAAGAATCTTACAAAAGAAGGATTGCTTAAAGGAGCGAAAAGTGAAGAAACTAAAATTTCGGACAAGTCAAGAAAACTTTGATGCGATTACAAATCAGGGCGAGTTGTATGCTTCAATACCTGATGGGTATGAAGAGAAAGCTGTCTTGATGGCAAAAAACATCAAGAAGAAGTATATGCCTAAGTTTTCCAATCGGGAAACGGAATTCATGGTAAAGATGGAGGCTGTTGGAGACCCTGAAAGAGTAATGCCAATGATGATGGCAATTCTAAGCGTGACTAAAACAGGTTTAGAATCGGTTATTGACAAGTTGCAAAAGGGTAACTTTGGACATTCTAATTACACCATATCTGACATGGTGGAATTTGGTATGTGGAGTGATTTTGATGAAAGTCATTGCTCAGATTACGAGTCTGGAGTATTGACAGGAAAAGAAAAGAACATCCCTAAGATATCAGGACTTATTAGTCTTATGTTTCATGGCAGTAGATTGCCGGAACATATCATGCGACAACATCCTTGGCTTCGCAGTTGCAGCAAAGAGTGCTTCCTTGAGTGTGCTGATGTCCCAATGCGGCATTTACTTCAAAAGACTCGTGCTTATTACAACGGAAGCAGAACTTCTTGCCGGGGTCTTATACTACAAAAGTATTATTCAGATGGCCTAACACGTATGGGAGTGAAGTGGAAGGAAAGGGCTATTCGCAAGGGCAGTCGAACATGGGATCATGTGATTGATAACCCTTTTTTGGCTGTGGAGATTTCTTACCCGGATTCCACAGGAAGTAGTATTACTGGCAAGACAGCCCATCTAACAGGAGATATTGAAAAACAAGATTTCATCTCTGTGTTTGTAGGGGGCGGAACTGGCTGGGCTTTAAGACCGGGAGATTGTGAGCGGATCGCCAATTCGTTTAATATGTGTTTCGGCCCATCGAAAGAAGAAACCTTGGCCTTCTTCTGTTTTGTGGTTAAAGATGTATTGAAGAAAAGAATCTCTAAGAATAAGATACGTCAAATCATGGAAGAGGTGCTAGATGAGGCTCAACAGAATATTACAAGGTGATTGTCTTGAAAAAATGGCAGACATCCCTGATGACACTTTTGATATGTCATTTGCTGATCCTCCCTTTAATTTAGACAAGGGATATGATTCCTACAAGGACTCAAAGAAAGAGGACAAGTATTTCGATTGGTGTTCTGATTGGATGGGGGAGATGGTAAGGATCACCAAGCCATCTGGTAGTATTTTCTTGCACAACATACCAAAGTGGTTGGTGCAATATACTTGTCACTTGGCGGATTTGGCAACTTTCAAGAACTGGATTTCTTGGGATGCGCCGACATCCCCAATGGGTAACACGCTTCAGCCTGCTCATTATGGAATTTTGTATTATGTGAAAGACGAATCACAATGCAAATTTTATGAAATGAGATACCCTCATAAAAGATGTAGGGATAAGAAGGACTGCAATTTGTTAACGAAAGATTATGGTGGCAAGAAACATACCATCCATCCTTTCGGACCTTTAGTCAGCGACGTGTGGACTGATATCCATAGATGCAAGCATGACAGGTACAAAGACAAACATCCTTGTCAGCTTCCAGTTCATTTAATGGAACGACTTGTCTTATTTTGTACAGATGAAGGCGACAGTGTTTTCGATCCATTTGCAGGAACGGGAACAACCTTGATAGCTGCTCGACGTTTGGGTCGCAAATATCTTGGCATTGAATTGTCAGAACAGTATGCTAAGATAGCTGCTGACAAATTGGCGTTTGAGAAGACTCCTTCTAAGCTTAATGACATTTGGGTAAGTTGCTATTTGAATAGAATTCACACAGCAAGAGAATCAGATATTTCTGAGGGAAGACCCAAGCAGTTCAAAGAAGGTTGGAAAGAGCTTTTTACTAATTGGCCAGACACGGACGATAAGAGAAGAGACCTAAACACGTCTGATTTGGCCTTCACAAAGGAAGTCAAGAATAAGATTTCCAAACTTTGTAGACCAAAGAAAAAGGTACAAGAAGATGAAAAGTGAAACGATCAATGTGCATGGCAAGAAGTTTAAGTTGGCCCATGATGTGGTTGACTTGGGATCTCTGATTCCTCAAGCAACTAACCCACGTCATGGAGTTCATTTGGTTGGCGGCAAGCCTCTCACGTTGTCTCAAATCAAAAAACTTCACAGTGAAGACCCTTTGATACTCCCGCTGTTGAACAGCGTTAAAAAAAATGGAGGAATTTTAGAGCCTTTGGTGGTGGAGAAAAAGGTCGGCAAGAACTTAACACGTGAAGGCAACCGAAGACTCTTTGTCTTGTATATTCTTGAATCTCAATTTCCGGGTAAATTTAACAAAGTTCCTGTTAAATTTTTCCCTGACAACATGGATGAGAATCATCGAGCAGATTACATTGGCACTATTCACAGCAAAGAGGTGGGCAGGAAGCACTGGGGCTCTTTTGCTGAATGGAAGTTTATGTTTGATGAGCAGAAGAGAAGAAAGCTCACAGACAAACAGATGATGGAACTGAAGGACATGGACGAGGAAAAGTTCATGATTGGCAAAGCGAGTGTGGCTTTGATGTGCGAGTATATCGTGACGGAGAAGACGCATGAAATCACCGGCCCATGGTCTCATATTTATGAGATTGTAAAAGCGGCGAGACAAGCTTTCCCGAAGTTCATGAAAGACCCCAAGAACAAAGAGAAGAAAGCACTTATTTTCAAGGCAATCAAAGGCAGGAAGCTTAAGAACCCAATTCAAGCTCGTAAAATTTTGGGAATTCTTAAGAACACGCAAGCTTTGAAGATTTTGGCTAGTCATGGAATCGAACAGGCGTTGAGTTACAAAAACGATGCCGCTAGGCCCGGAGATTCATCTTTCGGTCACATGGAGAAGCTGCGACTTTCAATTACTTCGAAGCCTAAGCAGTTTGAGAAGCGATGCAATGGCTTGAGTGATAAAGATGAACAGGAGTTGATAGAGCTTCTGTCAACGCTTTCTGATGTTCTCAAAAAGACAGGGAACAAGAGGATACTTAAAGCTGCTGGAATGTAAGTCCCCAAAATTAAAGAAAAAGCCCGGTTATGCCGGGCTTTTTATATTGATACATTACATAGTTTAGACTAGAACTCTTTAACAAGTCGGTGATGGCTTAAGGTATACTCTTTATGACCAACTATGTAATTGTTTGGACGCAGCGTGGGAACTCGAAAGATAATGTTCTTTTGGTTCTAAAAGACAAACCAGAGTGGCAAAAAGGGAAGTTAAATCTTCCCGGTGGCAAGGTTGAAGATGATGAATCTCCTCTTAAAGCAGCAGTAAGAGAGCTTAAAGAAGAAACTGGATACGATTCAATTCTTCCTGTAAGAAGCATGGGAATCGTGCAAGACGGCACCAGCATGATTCATTGTGTCAAAGCTGTGATCATGGACAATGATGCTCCCTCTCCAAGAGAAGAGGAGACACAAGAAGTTCTGTGGACTCCATGGTACAAAGCAGAGCAGGATTCACGTCTTATACCAAACTTGAGGGTTATTATTCCTTTAATGATGACAGGAGTTTCCGGTTGGGCAATTGGCGATACCTATAAAGGAAGCGGCAAAAAACGCCATACCATTAAGATAAGTTTGCCGACAAGAGAAATTTGATAATAAGAAGCATGGGCGCATCTTAAAGTTTATGGTATAAAGCTTGGATAACAAGATTACATAAAAGATAAAAGGAAGTGTGCCCAATGGACGATATGTTTGAAGACCCAACTTTAGCTGACCCAGATGCAGAATCAGAAATCAAATACTCATGGGACGAAGATTTCCAGAGACACGTTATTTCCCTTCTTCTGTTAGACCGACAATTCATCTTGCAATCTCTTGATTTGGTTAAGCCAAATTACTTTACAAACAAAGCTCATCAAAAAGCTTGTGCTGTAACATTTAAGTTTTTCAAAGAGCATCGGATTCTTCCGAACAAAACATTTTTGATTCAAGAGATTAAAGATGATTTGAAAGACAACAAATCTCTTGACTATTACTTGTCAGAGATTGGTCTTCTTTATGATTACTTTCAGCCCGGTCTTGATGCTAGAGATTATCTTCAAAACAAGATTGTCTACTTTGCCAAAATACAAGCTATCAAAGCCGCCTTCAAAGAGTCACTAGCGAAGATAGACAAAGCTCCTGAAAATGAAAATACATGGGGTGAAGTTTATGAATTGATGCGGAAGTCGATGGAGACCAATGAGAACTTTGATCTTGGTCTTGATTACTTCAATACCATCAAAGACCGCTACGAGCAGATGGAAGATGATAAAGAAGAAAGAGCAAAATTTGTATTGGGTTTGATGGGGATCGACACTGAAATTAGTGCTGGCGGATACATTAAAGGAGAGATGGTTTCTTTCGTTGGTGGATCAGGTGTTGGAAAGTCGGTTATGCTTTGTTGCCTTACTGCAACGAATGTGTTACGTGGTAAGAACGGCGTGTACATCACCTTGGAATTAGCGGCAGAAAAAGTAGCAGATAGAATGGACGCAATCCTTACTGGATTTCCCATTCAATCTCTTTCATCTCATAGAGACGATATCTTTTCAAAGCTAACTGAATTGGAAGGTGTTGAATATAAAGAAGATGGGTTGGGCTCTTTGGTGATTAAGCAATTCCCTGCTCAAACCTGTACGGTGAATACAGTCAGGTCATATTTGTCCCAGCTTCGATTTCATGGTTTTGAACCAGATTTTGTTGTCTTGGATTACATTGGTGAAATGAAAGACCTTCCGGGAATGAAAACTTATGAGTCTCGGGAGAAGACTGTTAGTGAGCTTCGAGGAATGGCGACAGAGGAAAATGTATTCTTGGCTACAGCCATGCAGCCAAATAGAGGCTCCAGAGAGACACAGAAGGACGACAGAGGCCGTATTGAGGAAGAACACTTGGCAGACTCCTTTGGACAGATCAGGCCGTTAGACGGCTGTTTCTCGTTGAACCAGAATGATGTAGAGAAATTACTGGGAATTGGCCGTTGTTACGTCATTAAACAACGAGATGGTCGAAGTCGATATATGATTCGCTTGCGCTTTGACCTTGAAAGCCTTAAAATATCAGAAATATCTCAAGACAAATACTTGGATATACTTAACAGTCACAAGCAGTCTGTTGAAGGCGATGTTGTGATTGATCACATGGGTTCGGTCAAAGTTACAGAAGAAGACAAAGTTGAGGCGGTTATGAACCGTGGCACAGGGTGGGCACCCGGCCAAGGAGAGACCGACACAATCGGCGATGATAGCAAAGACCAAGACCCTCAATAACGATAACAAAAGAAACAGAGGTGAATGATGTCAGTAGAAAAATTAGAAATTGGGACAAGTTCGGTTGTTATCGATCCTGCCAATTTAACATTTAGTGAAGCCACTCTAAACAACTACGTTGAGACAGAGGCGGCTTATTACGACAATTTTGGTGCGTACTTAGCTCTTGCTGAGAAGAACTTGCAAATTAGAGATATCGAGCATGAGAAGCTTTTCCATTCTCGATACATTGAAGCCAAGGATGTCGGCGGCACTGAAAAATACTGTGAAGCCAAGGCAAAAGTTGATCCTGATGTTGTTGCTCTTAAAGAGCGATGCGTAGAGGCTAAATACATGGTGACACGTCTTAAGCAACATCTCAAAGCTTGGGATAAAAACCACGACAATGCCCAAAGCTTGGGACACATGCTTCGTAAAGCAATGGACAAGCTAAACTCTGCCATAATGGGGAAAGCTGGATATGGGGATTATGTTCCCAGTGATGATCTCATTGAGGAAACATGTCCTGCTGCAACTGTTACAGAAGTTGAGGTAGACGATGATTTGCAATTTGCAGCAGACGATTTAGGAATTTCCGACTTGGTATGAAATCATTAGACCTAATTATTGAGCTTCGCAATAAAAATTTTTCCAACAAAGAAATTTGTAGAAGGCTAAATGAAAAATCTATTCCAGCACCATTAGGAAAACCGGAATGGAACTATAGGCTTTTGGCGGAATTTGAAGCTGAAGACATACACCGAAGGCTTGCTAAAATTTCTGGACCATTGCATGAGAAGCATTCAGGGATATCTGACGATACTCTTTATGGTTCTTTTCATTACGATAAATTCAATTACACCAAATGTTGGAGAGACACTCTTCAAAGGTTTGATCAGTTTTGTATTCCTAAAGACCTATCGGGGAAAACTGTTTTAGACATAGGCAGCAACACTGGGGCGATGAGCTTTGAGTTTGCTAGAAGAGGCGCAAAAGTAACAGGGTTGGAATACAACAGAGAGAGAGTCTCTGTTTGTAATGAACTTCGTGATTATCTTGAAGTCGATGCAGAGTTTCATCATGTTGATCTTAATCTCAGCATTCCAGATTCCATAAGTTGTCAAGAGTATGACATTGTTTGTTGTTGTGCGGTAGACGCTTATGTTGATGACCAAGCTGTTCTTTATAAGTTTGTGTCAGACATGGCCAAAGATACTTGTTATTTTGAATCAAATCATCCAAGTGCTGTGAGCAAAAATATCACAAAAGAAGTTGAAGATGTCAAGAAGCATTTTCGTTCAAGTTTTGAAAAAGTTGTTTTCATAGGTCAAAATGGACAAAGAAGAGTTTTCGTGTTTTCTAATTCAGATTTGTCTTTTGGAAAAAGCGGAACAGCTTTGGTAGGATATCACGAAAGAAAATATTTCTGTCACGATGAATGGCAGATGGTAAAAGATTGTTATGAGAAGGTGTCAGACATTGAACAGTGCGTCCCAATGGATTTTTCAAGAGTAGGTTGGGTTAAATCTAAACACATTCAAGGAAGATTATTAAAGAAGATGATAGAATTGATAGGAGATGAGTCAATTTGGATTGCTGATCCCAAATTAAAAGAAAGTGTGAAAAAACAAACAATTTCTTTTATTCATAGTCTTATCGAAAGAGGCGTGTCTCATAGAGATATTCATACAGGCAATATGATTGTGGATGAATATGGGAAATTGTTTGTTATAGATTGGGAGTGGGTTGTTTTTGATGAAAACATGTATGACATAACAGGAACAGGAGAAACTCCCAATGGTGTAAGACAAACTCTTTTTTCTATGCCTTGCGGAGACAAACTAAATACTGTTGCACATGTTTTAGGAATCACAAAAGAAGACTTCCGTGATAAATACTCTCATGAAGAACCATTGGATTGAACAGTATAGAAAAAAGAAGTCTAAATTTTGGACAACAGAATTTGCAAAAAATGGAATTTTTGTATTAAAACCACGAATATCAGGTGTGTCTTTGGGTCAAAGTTATTGCAAGATTCTTTTCGTAGATTCAATGTTCGCTCTTCAAGACAATGAGTTGATGGACTTTCTTAACATTTGTCATCAACAAGGCATGTCTGGGATGTATGCCAGATTAAGATGTTTCAGGGGTCTTGAGTCTCCTACAGAATTAGAAAACTATGAGTTAACTGATCTGTCTTATTCTCAGTTGGGAATGGGAGTTAAACCAGACGACATTAAGTTTGAGTTTTCTTACAAGAACAAAAATCATCATGTGTTGTAAAATTAAAGTACGGATGGCATATATAACTTACCGTCCGTTGCTGTAAACCATGATGGTTGAGACTAACTTCGATGATGTCGCATCCAGAGTTTACGGCGAGTCAATGACTTACGAAGGTTTTTGATGATACCCATAGAGGAGTCAAAGAACGTGTCACACTCGTTGGTGTAACAACCATTAGGGAGCCGTAAATCTTTGTTGGATAACGGTTCCCTTTTTTTGTAGATGGATGTCGCTATACATCCACTCTGAAGAGTTGCAAATTTTAGGATCGGGCGAGCTAAGAATTTTGTAATGTTCCCACGCACTGTTGGTGCCGGTATTCAATCGAATGAAATGATATCCGGGGCACTCCATAGTGAATTTAGCAAACCAACCTGTTTGATTTAAGTTCCACGTGTGTATGGGAATCCATCCTTCTTCTTTAGTTATAATGGAAACAACAAGACCTTGTTCGTCGAACCCATCTAATGGAATTCCGTTACAACCTTCTAAGAGCTTTGTTTGAAAATCAAAATTAGGCGGCAATCCAAAAAATCCAGCACAACAATTATTGTTCATACCATTTGGTTGGTATTGATCTTTATGAACAAAAAGAAGAAGACCTTAAAATACCTGTCCTATGCTATTATAACATATGACATAATCAAACTCAGGATAGACTTTAGGGAGCAATCTTGTGGACTCACTGAGACATTCCCAGCCAGCTTCACTGACATTTCCCATTGTCCATCTGATTAAAGGTTTCATTGGTATTAGTTATGATAAATAAAAAAACATTTGAAGTGCGATCCAGAGGGTATGCTCAGGAGTTTAAGTCGGACAAACCGTGGGCTGCAATTAGCGTGACCACAGAACCACCATGGCCTGATCTATTAGAGGAAAATAGAGTTGGTTTATTGCAGTTGGAATTTATGGACGCTGAGTTCATAAGGCCGACAAGCAAATGGAGCAATGGGCTGTCTATCTTTAATGAAGATCATGCAATGCAAATTTTGGAATTTGTTTCTGATATGTGGGACAAAGCTGAAGTTTTCATGGCTCATTGTGATGCAGGACAATCTCGGTCTCCAGCAATTGCTGCTGCAATTGAAAATATTTACTATGGTTCTGGAGCAGATCAGCATTGGTTTAACACAAAAACTCCTAATATGCTTGTTTACAGAAAAATATTAGATGTGGAACATGAAAAAAATTCAGATTCTCCAGAAGAATCATAAAGCATGTACTATGTTTAAGGCAGATGGTTACTGCGGCTAAAGCGGGATATGGAAGTCCCCGAACAACCTCCATCTAAGGAAGAGTGTCAGAGATTTCGATCTTTGACACTCTTTTCTTTTATGGACTATGTAAAACTCCAAGACAATTTAGATAAAGCACTGATTGGTCCTCAACAGTTGCTTTCTGGCACAAAGGTTCTTACAGAAGCCTCTCGTGAATCTCCTGCATATTTGGATAGAAGACATTTTCCATTTTGGTATCATCTAGGCAAACAACTGCCTGATATCGATAGAGTGATGCAAGTTGGTCCATATTTAGGATTAGTTGGTTCATGTCTTCTTCAAAGCTGTTCTGTTGCTGAATGGCATGTGTGTAGCGGCGGGGCCTATGAAATCACCAAGTCAAATATAAGGCTTCATTCCCCAAAAACAGAGACAAAATTTGTTTCTCCAGAAGAGTGTGGTGAGATTGGGCTGGCTTTAATCACAGAAAACTGTGATCTTACACACGACCCTATCACAGAACTCTTTAATCTATTGTGGGATTGTCTAGCTCCAGAAGGATTATTAGTTTGTGACTATATAAATTCTGACGCTCAAGGAGAGGCTTTTGAGGACTTCTGTAGGGTGAAGAATAGAGAGTCTCACACATTCAAAACAAGGTATGGCGTCGGAATCATAGAGAGGTAACTTATGGGATATGAAATAAACTACAAATATCATCCACGTCTTGAAGAAGGCGTTGGATATAATCACGAAGTGGAAGAAGTTAGGAAAGTCAAAGTTGGGAAACCATTTGACGACACTCCTCTTGAGAAATGTGCAGCAGCAATAACTGCACAACTTGCAAGAAGAGACATCTGGGTTATTGATGTTGATGTGTATGAACTTGTTAAGAAGCAAATCAGTTTCAAAGAATCAAAAGATGGAAAAGGGATAGTCTTAAAGAACAAACGATTCACCTTGGGTGCCACTGCGGAATTGATTGCTGAAGACTTGATAGAAGTTCCAATGGTAGCACCAGTAGTCGCTTCTACGGCTCTAGTACCAGCAGCCGCAGCACCAGTTCAAAGTAACTTGGAGCCGCATGAGATGATTACAGCACCGACAACTCAAGGTACAGATAATTTGTACTCCAATCCAAATCAAGCGGCTGTTAGAAGAAGCATTGATCCAAGAAACATCGATAAAACAAAAGCTCTTTATCAGGTGTATTACGAACCTTATGTAAGTCAAGCAGAGGCTAAGTCACTTAAGCTTCGCTTTACTGAAGATACAAGGTATAATGTTCATCAAGTAATCCCGTCTGCTACTGGGAAGTTAGATGCTCAGCAAATTGCTTTAACAGACGATACTGGTCAGGTTGTCGTCTTAGATGAGAAGTTCTTCACTTCAGCAGGGAGGGGACTTGTCGGCGATGCCGAAGTCGGGTTTTCGGAGCCAAGATCAGCAAGAAGAAATAAAAACAAACTCATGTATGACGGAGAGCTTACAACCGGAGGGCAAGAGTTGGCTTCGTCGGGTGCTGCGGTGGGTGACATTCCGGTAGATGATGGACATATACCGGAAGACTTGTTAGTCACTCCAGATTTAAGACCGGGGAGAGCAGTAAGATAATGAAAACTGCAAATACTATTTTTCACATGTTGTGTTTTTCAAAGAATCCGCTGCCTTGGTATCTTAAGGCCCTTAAGATGGTTTTATTTGTTTGTTTATGGTCGATAGAAGAAGCATGTTTTTTGTATCGATGGATAAAAAGGAAGATGAGAATATGAAAGATTCCATAGACGCAGCCGACGCAAATTTTAGGACATAAATTTAAGGATAAAGAAAATGACATCACAGGCACAAAGAAAGTTAAAGAAAAAGAAGACTAAGGAAAGAGATGCCAAGAAAAGAGTTTTGGCACGGCGGGAAGCATTAAGAGTACCGCTTCGTGAAGAGAAGGCCGAAGCTCGACGCAACAAACGGCAAGACAAGTTCATAAAGGAAGTTGCGTCACTCGACAATAATTTTCAGTTCTTCACTGAAGAGCAGTTGGCAAATCTTGATGAATCTACGTTAACTCAACTTGAAGAGAACTGTAAGGTGCTTCGTGGTCTTGAACATGAGTTCGAGAAGGAAGTTGAAGCGAAGCTTCAATTGAACGAAGAGCTTGAAGATGACGGGCATTTTTCTCTTCAAGAGAAACTTAAAGCCATGTCTGAAAAGACCATTACTCAGCAGAAAAATATCGCTGACCAACAAGATGTAGGAACTGGTGGAGTGGCTGACTGTAAGATGGCTGTTGCTAAAGCAAAATCAGTTAAGAAAAAGTCAGACACGGCAGAAATTGCTTTAGTTAAAGCAAATGAGGACTCTTCTGAAATTGCTGATTCCCCAGAGGTGTCGCTTTCTAAGGTCGTTGAAGAAATTTCTTAAACTTCTGCTAAAGTCCATTGACCCTTGTTACGAAAAGTAGTATAAGACACTTATCAATACTGTGAATTGGTCACAGCTACTTTAACAAACGAGGAGAGTACGATGGCAGAATTTGGAAGTTTGAATTTGGAAGAGATGGCTGGCGAAGACACTCGGCTTAGCACATCAGGTGGCGGGAATAACTTTCTCGACCAGTTTGTGCCAATGCCCGATGTTAAGCCGGGACAAAGCGGATCGGTATCAATCCGAATCCTTCCTCCGCAAAAAGGTGGCCGATTGTTTCAATACAATCGAGTACACACAATGAATGGTCGAAAGGTGCATTGCCCTCGACCTCTAGCCAACGGCAAGTGGGATCGCCAAGTTGCATGTCCCATTTGCGACTATTACAGTGGACTGTGGCGTCAATCTGATAAGCTTGACAAAGCTGGTCATGGTGCTGAAGCTGACAAGCTGAAGGACGAAGCCAGAGACATCAAGCCCGTCGAGCGTTACTATTACAACGCTATCGTTCGAAGCTTGACACTCGATGGTGAGACCAAAACAAATGTTGGTCCACGAATTCTGTCGGTCGGAAAGATTCTTCACAAGATGATCATCCGAGCAATTGTCGGTGACGACAATGACGCTGACTCCAAGCTCGGTAACATCACCGACTTGAAGAATGGATACGACTTCGTAATTCGCAAGGAAGTTACTCCCGGCGAAGGATTCCCGAAGTACGACCGTTCTGCGTTTGCTCGTGCCACAACGGTAACGGGTGATCCAGCGGAAATCAAAGCTTGGGTCGAATCTCTTCATGACTTGACCAAGCTTCGTAATCCAAAGGATTTGGACGTTCTTGAAAAAGAACTTGCAATCCATCGTGGATTGATCGCTGACGAAAACGAAGGCTTCAATACTGAAGAGTTTGATGCCAAGTGGAAGCAAGCAGCAAGCGACGAAGTTAATGAACTGATGGAGCACACTCCGGGCGGCGTTGCCGTTCCTGCGGATGTTCCAGCAGCAACTTCGGAAGCAGCAACTTCGGAAGCCACAGCAGCTTCGACTACCACAGAGACTCCAGAGGCACCTGCCGAGGATCTCAACATCGAGGACGATGACTTCCTCGCACAGTTGGACGAAATCAACAAGTAGGAATAGCCTCTTGTTAATGTAAAGGGGCAGTGGTAACACTGCCCCTTTTTTCTTTTCACGAAGATGTAATTCATGAAGGGACAAAGATGACTTAAGAAGACTGAGTAGGGAGTTTGATGAGATGGCTAAGGCTAAAAAGAAAGAAGTAGACAAGGCGGCACTTTTCGCCAAGATAGCTGCTGATACAGGTGGCGACGTAATCGGTAATTTAGACCCGATTCGATTTTTTATTGATACAGGCAATCTTGCCTTCAATTACACATGCTCTGGTAAATTCATCGGTGGTGGAATTCCATCAGGTCGAATTACTGAAATGTACGGAGCATCTTCTTCGGGCAAATCTCTTTTTGCCGCCAACATTCTTCATGGATGTCAAATGATGGATGGTTGGACGATATTGTTGGACTGCGAAAATGCAGCCAACAATGAGTTCATGGAGAGAGTCAGCGGCATTGACTCAAAGAGATTACTGCGACACACTCCTCCGACTCTGGAGAAAGTCTTCCGCACAGTTCACACTGTTACCAAACAGATTCGTGATGCGGAAGAGGCTAATGGTTTGGAACGCAAGCCGATCACTTTTGTTTACGACTCAATTACTGTCTCGCCGTGTGAGCGTGAGTTGAAAGAAAATGATCTGCCCATGGACCATACTGATGCTGACTGGAAAAGAGTTGTAGGTCGCAAAGAGCAGCCCGGCGAGCGTGCCAAAATTTGTGGAGCAGAGTTGCGTAAGATCACTCCACTTTTGGAAAAACAGGATGTCACGCTTGTTATTCTTAATCAGGTTCGAGAGAAGATCGGAGTGATGTACGGATCACCTGAAACAACAGGTGGTGGCGGAAAAGCTCTTGAATTCTATGCTTCTTTGCGACTAAGATTGGCTGCAAAGAAGAAGATCGAAAACAAGGCACTTGATATGTTCTCTGGCATCAATATGCAAGTTAAGAATGTCAAGAACCGAACCTTCCGACCCTTTGTAGTTTCTGAAGATATCAAACTGTATTTTGATAATGGCATTGATCCACTCAGTGGAGTTCTGTCTTGTTTGCGACAAGATGGAAGAATTATTTTGAGTGGACAGGGCAATTACAAAGTTGCAGATGAGTATCTTCCAGACAATCAAACGGAATACAAGTTTAGGGCAAAGAAAGTAGACAACACGGTTAAACCAGAAGTTCTCTACGATTGCCCAAAGCTTGTTGACTGTGAGACAACAGAGGAAGTTAAAGAATATCTGAGTCACTTTACTACTGGCATGGCAGCTTCGGCCAGTGGAGACTTTGAAGAGACCGATGTTTCTTTCGATGCGGATGGCAATCCGGTAACGGCTTAAAAGCCTAGCGGAGCTTCATAGGGCAAGTGGTCAGGACTTTCCTCCACTTGCCCTTCTTCGTTTAGCCACTCCATGATTTGATCATCGGAGAGTTCTGAGAAATATCGATCTCGAACTGTATCATGATCATATTCTTCGACGACAATTAAGGTGCCGTCTTCTAGTCTTATTGTTACCGGTGTGGAGTTTATGATCAACTCATGTTCTGGTTGATCATGAGTTTGAAATAGATTGTTTAGGTAGCAACTGATTCTTTCAAACAATATTCCCCCGCACCGATTTTTTCGAAGGCGTGTCCTTCTCTTGTTAGTGCTTTTCTTATAGTTGCCATGTGATTACACAAACAGGCGTCAGTTACATTATAGTTCTTGTATTTTAGTTTTAGTTCTTTAAGAGACAGGGAATTTCCGCTTAGCAAACGACGTTGAATGAATTTGCTTATTTTGGATGCGTCTCTAAGAATTGATTTTCTTGTCTTGTTTGTGCATGGATACAATTTTTCGACACTTGTGTATTCTGGGTTTTCATCATATTGAGGGTCACATATAGCATTCGCTAAAGATTTGAGTTCCATTCGCTTTCCTTTAGCAATGACTTTGTGAATCTCAGCGTTGAATGTTTTGGCGTATTCAATAATTGATGGAAGATGTTTTTCGTATGTAAGGAATTTTCTGTTATCCCTTGTTTTAATAAGAAGGCAGTTTTGCATATCGTTTCTCCTAAATGCAATTGACAGATTCTTTAATTATATCTAAAATTACATGTTATGGATAGCCCTTTATTTAGTTGCCAATCTTACAGAAGATTTGGCGTAGAGATTGAAATAAATACATTAGATGGTTCGGCCCGTAGGCCGGATACTGAAAATGGAGAAATACCTTTAGGTGCTGATGTATTGGCACATATAGTGCATAAAGCCACCAAAGAGAAGGTTGAAATACAATCTTGGGATTATATTCATAATAACGCTGATTGGGTGATTAAGCACGATACAAGCTGTGGTATGGAGATAAATTCCCCTGTTCTAAAGGGGTGGACAGGATTAAAGAAATTAGTCCGAGTTGCAGAAATGATTGGAAAATCATCTTTAGAAGCGGATAGAAGATGTTCTTTACACGTTCATATTAACATTTCTGATTTGTCAAAAGCTCAATTGGCCTCAGTTATTGCTTATTACATCAAGTGTGAGCATGTGTTGTTTGATTCCTTCCCTGATCATAGAAAGAATAACCGATACTGCCAGTTCTTGGGGATGAGCGACATGTTTTCCCATGATTATCTCATAAATGCGGACGACATCATACACAAAGTGTCTAGTACAAAATATTTTTCCTTGAACGCTTATCACTTTATGCGTGGAGGAGGATTCACAGATGATAATTCAAGAAGACTTTCTGTGGAAATTAGGATGGCAGAAAACACAGGTTGCGTAGACCCTTGCTTTATGAAAAATTGGATAAGATTGTTGTTGCATTTTTTTGATGTGACAAAAAATTTACCGGCACCTTATGATTATACAGAGGGAGACCCATGGTCAGGTCTTTTGTGGCTTGATACACGTGATGTTATGGCGTTATTGGGATTTGATAATGAGAGTCATTTGTCAGAGGGTCTTAAACAAGTTCGTAGTTGGTTCATAAACAGATTGAGGGAAAACACGCTTTGTGATTTGCCCGGAATTTGGTCCAAGGCAGGACGTTACAAAAATTGGACTGATATACCAGATACATCCGAGGTGAAAGATGAAGACTATCTCTATGGAAAAAGATACGTTGTCTGATGATAACTCATATATAAATCAGATGACGAAACTATCAAAAACAATTAAAGACATGCGGTCTATGGCGAGTACGCTAATTCCGTACACATACCCTAAAGCTGATTTCAAAGACGAGCAAGACGTTCTTTGCTTAAAGCAGAGAACTGTAACTATTGATGGATATGAAGTCATTCTTTGTTACAGCGATGCTGAATACAAAGAATATATTTTGTCCTCTTTGCAAATACAGCCAGTTCAAGGTCCATTTCTTCCCTTCACCCTTATTTGTAAATTAGGTAAGGAATTTTTTGGATACAAGAATGTTTCTTACATTGAATTTTTCAGAAATAATAAGAAGGTTTATTGTTGGACTATTAAGTCCCGAGAGGGGAGAAGATTATTCCCCGGAAAGAAAACAAAGTCAAGTTCTTATGAAGGATACAAATTTAGAATCCTTCACCCCGGTTCGGTAGATTTGTTTTGATTTGCACTTCCTATTGGATAAATAGAGAAGACGACTCACTTCTTAAAAGCGAGGAAAAAGCAATGAGCAACTCAAGACAAAAACTTCAGTACCTTATGATCAAGCAGTTACTTAAACGGGGCACAGTCGAACTGATTTTGCCAGATGGAGTCACACTTGAAATTGGAATAACACAAGAAGACAAACTTGGCCAAGAAAAAAAAGAAGATGGCTATTGCTATGTTGTCGCATCCCGAGACGGAAAGTCTGTAATGTTAGACTCTTATAATTTAGGCTTGCAGTTTGAGCCAGAAGACAATACAATAATTTATGAAGATGAGATCATCGGAGAAGATGGTCAACTTATTCGTTCATTAGACGTTGTTTAAGAACTTTCAGGCACAAAATGAGTACCGTAAGATTCTTTAAGTTCAAGCTTCCCAGATAAAGACAAGGAGCAAACGTGCGTACCAATAACTACGCCCTCATTTCTAGGCAGGGTGAATTCAATCCACGTTTCAAAATCTTTCTCGTTGACAACAAATTTCGTAACTGATATACGAAGATGATTGGGAGGTGTTTCTACTTGATGAACTACGTTGTACTCGGAGTCACGGGCAAATTCCATGGTCATGCGCATCATTTGCGATTGATCAAGGAACTGTGACCAATTGGCTTGGAGCAATAGCTCCAATTTTTCATTAACGATTAAGTTGCTTACCATAAAGAGGTAACACCGATGAATACTAAAGATTTGAAACTCACTGTATCAGAGTATGTCAATACTCTTTCTGACGAAGAGGCAAGATGGTTGGCCGATAGATTGCATGAAAGGCTATCTGGCGACCTGTCCGACGCATTAAAAATGATGAGTCGGAATAAACGCATGGACGCAGTTCTTTCGCTGGCAGGATCAGGAAACGGATTGTTTGATTTGTGCGATGAGATTACGGAGGTATTGCGGCAAATTTGCAGAAAAAGAGGACTCATAAAAGGCCCCAGAGCGGCTTAAACTAAAACTAAAACCAAAGCTGGGCTTCCTGTCCAGCTTTGGTTGTTTTATAGTACGAAGATGAATACTGAAGTTAAGAGACTTACTGATCAACGTCTTCCATGGCAGAAGGAAGGTTACGTTGATCCTTTCGCTGAGTATGAGCGACTAAAATGTCAAGCATTTGGCGAGATAATTAAAGAGTTATTTCAAACGCTCAAACCCAAAACCCCCAAAGTCAATTGGATAGAGGAAGGATTCTGATATGCAGTATGCAAGCATCGATATTGAGACACTTGGACTTGATCCAGATTACTGTGATGTGATTGAATTTGGGTGTGTTCTTGAAGACACCAAAGAGTTAAAGACTTTGGAAAAGCTTCCCAGCTTTCATTGTTATCTGACAAAGCCAAGGGATCGTTACCAAGGTGAAGTTTATGCAATGTGGATGCACTCCAAGAGCGGCATTTTTGAACGCATTGCAAAACGCACAGAAGGTTACAGTTATATTCCTCATGATCTTTTGGATGAGGTGTTCGCCGAGTGGTTGCAAGATCAAGGTATTGAAGATAAACTGGTTGTGGCCGGAAAGAACTTCCAAGCTTTTGACATGCGATTCTTAAGACGTTTGGGTTTTGGAGTCAAAACTCAGATTCATCACAGAACTCTTGATCCCGGCAGCATGTATTTCGATCCAATGATTGATGATGTTCCTCCCGGTTTGGCAGAGTGTCTTAAACGTGCGGGAGTTGAAAAAACAGTAGAGCACACTGCTGTTGAAGATGCTGTTGATGTTGTTCGTTGCATACGAGCAAAGAGCGGCACACTTTATGAAAAAGTCCGCAACTGGTGTGTTTATGAAAGACTGCAAGACGAAGACCTTGGTTGTGTAGATGTGTTTGATAATGTAGAAGAAGCCAAGGAATATGTCTCTGAGAGAAGACTGATGCCTCTTGGTACAAGTTCTATGTTTACAATTGTGTCTCCTGAAGGACAGATAACTAAATTTTGAGGTTGAAGATGCCCGAAGTAATTAGACTTGAAGACACAAATGATTTAATCCCAACTTCCAAATACAAGTATGGAAGTTGGGATTTTGATACTTTCAACCCTGTCCAAAGCAGGTTGATGGAAACATACGATAGTGATGCAAATATTGCAATCGCTGCGGCCACCAGCGCAGGCAAGACAGTTTGTGCTGAGATGTATATGGCACATGAAGTTCGTGAGCGTGGCGGTAAGACGGTTTATGTAGGACCGCTTAAAGCGTTGGCCAGCGAAAAGGAACAAGACTGGACTGACAAGGCTCATCATTTCCACGACTTGGATATTTCTATTGTTACAGGAGATTATCGATTCACTGGGCAAAGAATCAAAGAGCTTGATCATACAGATATCATTGTTATGACTCCTGAAATGTTGGCGTCCAGATGCAGGAACAGCAGTTCTGATAAAAGTCGCTTTCTTTATGATGTTGGAACGGTTGTGTTTGATGAAAGTCATTTACTTACTGTTCCAAATCGTGGCGATCACATTGAAGTAGCTCTCATGAAACTGGTTGAGATCAATCCGAACATCAGGATTGTGTTGTTGTCAGCCACCATGCCGAATGTACATGAAATTTGTGGGTGGACGTGTAAGCTTACAGGGCGTGATACACATTTTCTGGAATCTGATTATCGGCCTTGTCCTCTCAATGTCCATTATGAAACCTACTACGATGGTGATCGATATTACGATCAGAAAGAGGAAGAGAAAGTAAGCACTGCCATTAACATCATTGAGTATTACATCAAGGATAAGTTTCTTGTGTTTGTACACACGAAGAGAACTGGTCACTTGATGGTTAAGATGTTGGCAAACTATGGAGTCAAAGCTGAATTCCATAACGCCGATCTCAATAAAGACAAAAGACAAAAGCTTGAGAAGAAGTTCAAAGACGACAAAGACTTCAGGGTGATTGTGGCGACATCCACATTGGCATGGGGACTTAACCTTCCTGCTCGTCGTGTCATCGTTACAGGGCTACACAGAGGACTCACACAGGTTGAAAACTACGACATTCAACAAATGGTGGGCCGTGCTGGTCGTCCAAGGTTCGACCCTGTGGGAGATGCTTATATTCTGGTGCCGGAATCAGAGAAGAATGAACAGATCGCAAAGCTCAGAGTGAAATCGCCGATCAAGTCTACTCTTTTGGACTGGGTTGGTAAACCAGATTCACTTGTTGAGGATCGTCATTACAAAACATTAGCGTTTCATGTGGTCAGTGAAGTTCATCGTGGATACATTAAGACAAAAGAACAATTCCACATTTGGTATCGAAAGAGTTTGGCCCACTATCAGGATCATGAGTTTGATGATTCTGTTGTGGATAGAGTTCTGAAAATGCTTGAACAATATCGAGCAATCAAGGTTGAAGATGGCGAATACAAATGCACGGCCCTTGGTACGATTGCATCAATGTTCTACTACAGCCCATTTGATGTCAGTGATTTGAAGAGAAATTTCCACAAGCTGTTTGAAAGCGGGAAACAGAGTGATGACTTTGCTATCGCTATGGCTATGGGAAATGTGGATTCATTTAGATGGAACATTGCCAACAAAGGCGAGAAGCTTGAGATGGATAGGTTTCGATCTAAGATTGAGCAGATGTATGGACAAGG